AGATGCCACCATTTCCATGCATAGATACTTATGATGGAAAGGTATGGAGATATATCCCAAAGAATACAGGTAGGAATATATTATTTTGGAATGTTGGTGCTGAACCAGTATTGCATCAAAAAGATTTATATGAAGAAATAAATAGTTATAGAGATTGGGCTCCGCCTAAACGTGATAACGGAATACAAATATATGATAACAGGAACATTTAATAAGATACCAAAGAAAAAGAATAGCCATGGATATGGTTGGGCTCGAACATGGTCAGAGAACTTAGGTGATATCGGTATTAATCATGAAGGTGATTATATACCTCATCTATATTTAGATCACGGAGTAAACTTTGGTGGTGGATTAAACCTATTTGGTGGATTTAATGGCGATCTTAAAAAGCGTATAGATAATTTTCTATTAGCTGAAGAAGTTTTCTCTCTTGATATGCCTATGCCAAGGTATGGTGATATGTTAGCCAAGCGAAAAGATGTAGAGGATAAAGCGTGGTGTGCTCGTGTTCAAGACAAATGTGACAATGCAAAAACATTACTATCCACAGATTTAGATACGGAATGGTTAACAATAGGCGATAGTCATACGGCAGCATTTGCCCCTAAAGGTAGTATGGTTATTAAGACAGATGGTCTTACACTTAATGGTCAGATTAAATCTAATTTTCAATATGTTCTTGACCACATGGCTAAATGCAATAATCTAATTGGAGTTACATTATGCTTTGGTAATATCGATATAAGACATCACCTATGCAGGTTAAATGTAGACCCAAGAGATATGTGGATAGATTTAAAAAGATTTGGTGATTGGCTACCGGTACCAGTTGAGTATTCAGTGCCTTGGCCCATAGAATTTGAAGGTAGAAGATTACCTAAGACTGGTTATTATAAACACCAACCATTTTGGGGTACACATTATGAAAGAAAAATGATGTTAGATAGAGTAATTGATACCATGGATATGGTGGAAATGAATAAAGTTATGTATCCAACCGAGTGGTTAAAGATGGATCCAGAAGTATTTGCAAAAACAAAAATGGAAAGTACTAGCTCGGTACATATATCACCTGAAGTATACAGACGAAAAGAATTCGGGGAAGAGTATGTACTTCCAATATAAATGTGATATAATATACCTATGAGATAACAAAGGAGTATAAATGGGAATAATGGATAAATTAGCGAAGAACTCTCGTATAAAGGAGTCTTCCCAACTTGACAAAAGCAAGTTGTTTAGTAATCAAGAAATGGTAACCACTAAGGTTCCAATGATTAACGTTGCACTATCAGGTGATCCAGACGGAGGTCTGACATCAGGTTTAACAGTATTAGCAGGACCAAGTAAGCATTTTAAGACTTCATTTGGATTGTTAATGGCGGCAGCATACTTAGATAAGTATGAAGAAGCTGTATTATTGTTTTATGATTCAGAGTTTGGTAGCCCGCAACAATATTTTAAGTCGTTCGGTATTGACACTTCGCGTGTTCTACATAGCCCCATTACTAATGTAGAAGAGCTTAAGTTTGATTTAATTCATCAGCTCGAACATATCGACCGCAACGACAAAGTCATTATAATGATTGACTCTGTCGGTAACCTAGCTTCTAAGAAGGAGCTAGATGATGCTATGAATGAGAAGTCAGTAGCAGATATGTCGAGAGCGAAAGCCCTCAAAGGTTTATTTAGAATGACTACCCCTTATCTAACGATGAAAGATATTCCATTGTTAGCAGTCAACCACACATATCAAGAAATAGGCTTATTCCCCAAAGCGGTCGTATCCGGTGGCACAGGTATATACTACTCCTCAGACAATATCTGGATCATCGGACGGCAGCAAGAAAAGAAGGGGACAGAAATTAAAGGATATAACTTTGTTATCAATGTAGAAAAGTCAAGGTTTGTCCGTGAGAAATCTAAGATCCCTATTGCAGTTACATGGGAAGGTGGTATTGAACCATATTCTGGTTTATTAGATGTAGCAATAGATGGTGGTTATGTTGTTAAGCCTACGATTGGTTGGTACTCAAAGGTTGATAGATCTACCGGTGAGGTAGAAGATAAGAAAGTACGTATTGCTGACACACTTAAAGAAGAGTTTTGGAAACCTATCTTTGATAATACAGATTTTAAGACACACATTAAACTCAAATATGAAGTCGGCCATGCTGACATGATTAAAGTATCACACCTAGAAGAAGGGTGGGATGATGAAGATTGAGACATTAATCTTACGTAACTTAATGTTGAATGAGGATTATACTCGAAATGTAATTCCTCATTTAAGAACTATATATTTTGAAGAACCACATAGAGCGGTCTTTAATGAGATTGTTGACTTCGTCAATAAGTTTAATAAGCTACCAAGTGCTGATGCACTAAGCATTGAATTAAGAAATAACCCTAAGGTTGGCTCTGAGTCTTTAGCTCTTATTCCTGAAATAAGTGTTATGGAGTCAGAAGGAACCCAAGAGTGGTTAGTTGAAAAGACTGAGAAATGGTGTCAAGACAGAGCAATCTATTTAGCAATTATGGATTCTATTAATATTATTGAAGGTAAGCATGAGACATTAGATAAGAATGCATTACCGCAAGTATTAAGTGAAGCTCTTGGTGTTAACTTTGATTTAAGAGTTGGTCACGATTATGTTGATGACTCTGATGGTCGTTATGATTTCTATCATAGGCAAGAAGAACACCTACCATTTGACTTAGAAAAGTTTAACACAATCACTAAAGGTGGTCTCGTCAAGAAATCATTGAATGTGGCTCTCGCAGGTACAGGTGTAGGTAAGTCTTTATTTATGTGTCATGTCGCTGCAGGGGCCTTGACTCAGATGAAAAATGTCCTATATATAACTATGGAGATGGCAGAAGAAAGGATAGCAGAACGTATTGACGCTAATCTAATGAATGTGCCTATTGACCAATTAGAGAATCTATCGAAAGATATGTTCGATAAGAAGATGCATAAGCTCACTGACAAAGGTGTTGGTAAACTTATTGTGAAAGAGTATCCCACTGGGGCAGCAAGCTCTATTCACTTTAGAGCATTATTAAAAGAATTAAAGATCAAACGTGATTTCACACCTGATCTTATTTGTATAGACTATTTAAATATATGTGCAAGCTCACGTATGAAAGCTATGGGTGGATCTATTAACTCATATATTATGGTCAAAGCAATAGCAGAAGAATTGCGTGGCATGGCGGTAGAGTATAACTTACCTATCGTTACTGCCACACAAACCACTAGATCTGGTTTCGCATCATCTGATGTGGGATTAGAAGATACGAGTGAATCATTTGGTTTACCGGCAACGGCTGACCTTATGTTTGCACTTATATCTACGGAAGAACTAGAGAACCTTAATCAGATAATGGTTAAGCAATTAAAGAATAGGTATAATGATCCTACAGGTGGGAACAAGAAGTTCGTACTTGGTATTGATAGAGCAAAGATGAGACTATATGATGTAGAAGATACTGCGCAAACTCTCAATGTAAGGGATGAGCCACCTAAGAAAAATACACAATTTGAGGATTTTACATATGAATAATATTTTGAAACCTTACATATCCAGAATGTTGAATAAAGAACATATGATGGCTATGACTAAGGTCAAATTAGAAAAGCTAGCTCGCAAAGAAGGCGTTGAGTTAGATAGACGTGAGAAGAAAGAATCTCTTGTCGAACAAATATTAACCTTGTGAGCACTCTATTAACAGGTCATGGTTGGGCATCTAAATATAAACACCTAGCCAAAGAGATCTCTACATGGAGCAAAGACCCAAGCACTAAAGTTGGTGCAGTGGTTGTAGGCGAACATGGTCAGTTATTGTCTCAAGGATATAACGGTTTTCCAAGAGGCATAAAAGACTCAGATGAAAGATTAAATAATCGTGAAAGAAAGTATGAATTAGTTGTACATGCAGAAATGAATGCTATATATAATGCTAGTCTTAATGGAGTTTCTTTAGCAGATTCTACATTATATGTATATGGTTTACCTGTTTGTAACGAATGTGCTAAAGGTATTATTCAATGTGGTATTAAAAAGGTTGTTGCAACAAGACCAACAGAATATAATGGAGCATGGGATAATTCAATAAAAGGAGCCGAAGCTTTATTTAAAGAAGCAGAGGTAATGTATTTAATAGACGTGGAGGAAGAATGAGTAAGACTGCAATACCGTATGTCATACGGAAAAGGGATCATAATAAAAATATTATCTCTAAGAAATATTTAAGTCATGGAACATTTAGATGTAAACGTCATCCAAACAGTAAGAGGTGTAAAAGTGCTTAAAGCATTATTTAATCAAGGCTATTCGAAAAAGTTCATGGACCGAATAGAATTTAGAAGAAAGGAATACTACGAGAAACGTAGAATTCAAACGATCCGTGACAATGCTATGAAGATGGCATATAACTGGTCACATGAATATCCTACTGGTACGCCATTAGAATATATTCGTGATGACATTATTGAATGTTGGGAAAGGAATTCAAAGGTTGGTATTTTTGCGAATATAGATAAGAAGCAAAATATACAAGTACCAAACAAATATCCATTAGATCCATATGAAAAAGAAGTTGGAATCCCATACAAATTAGAAGGAAAACATGAAAAATAAATTAATAGGTTTAATCTTAATTGCCGTATCTATGTCAGCACTCGCTGCCAATAGAGGCGCAGTTGTAACAGATCATTACCATGAGGTTGTATACTTACAACCATATACAGTCGAAGTATGTCAGAACCAACAAGTACAGGTAGGCAATGCAGACATTGCGAATAGTGCATTTTGGGGAGCAATCTTCGGTGGAGTTGTTGGTGATGCTTTAGATGATGAGAATGGTAAAGTTCCAGGAGCTATCATTGGTGCTATGATTGGTGCTAAAGATGCTGAAGGCAAGGTAGGTACAACTACAGCTATGGTGTGTAAGACTGAGACACGTAAGAAGTCTACTACCGTTAATGAATACTCACACTCAGTTATTAGATTTGAGTACGATGGTATTATGTACGAGCTCGACTTTATTAAAAGGTAATGGCTAAGAAAAAAAAGAAGTTTATACCATTTAATAGATGGTCATTCGTAGACCGCAATGATCTAGATACAGATCATTGGTATATTAGATTAGAGGGTGGTGAATACCACGATGTGATCTATCGTTATATGGATGTCAAATTAAATGATACAACCAAATCTATAAATTTCGATTATGAAATTGTAGAATATCCAATGGAAACTCCTCACGGTAATCCACAATTTAATGAAGCTGTTGGCGCTATACTACAAAGTATATTGGCTGACTCAATGGAAAAACAGGACTTCGTATTAGGTCCACGATCTAAATGAATGTAAAAGAAACACTAACCATTCTCTCAGAAGAGTGCGCGGAAGTAATACAAGCTAACTCAAAATTAATTAGATTCGGACCATATGATGAAGATAATATTCACGAACTAGAAAAAGAGTTAGGTGATATCATGGCTATGATACTTATACTTGATTATTATGGCTATGTTTCAACAGAAAAAATAACAGACAATGTTATTCCTAAGCTTACTAAACTTAAAAAGTACAGTAAAATTAAGAATTTGAATAAGATTATCAAGAATTTATAAAACCTATAAATACCTTTATAATTATTCATATAAAGGTCCGATGCAGTCTTTACAAACATTTCTCGAGGGTCGAAATGACCCTTCAATATTCAAAGCAGTTTTTATGGCAGGCGCTCCAGGCGCAGGCAAGTCTTTTGTCTCTGATTGGATGGCATTAGGACCGCAACTTGGCTTTAAAGTAATTAATTCTGATAAAGAATTCAGTCGTTATATGAGAGAAGCAGGCCTTACCGATGATAAAGGCGCAGTCATTATTGACCCTAAAAGATCTTTCGAACGTGATGTTGTACGCACGGTAGCAAAACGACATACTGCAGCTGTCCAGAGACATGCTGTAATTGGTAGATTAGGTCTTGTTATTGATGGTACAGCTGCAAATGCTACTAAAATAATAGCGCAAAAGAAAAAGTTAGAGTTACTTGGTTATGAATGTGCTATGGTTTATGTTAATGTTCCTTTGAAAATGTCAATAGCAGCAGACAAACAGCGTGGTGAAGAGGGTGAAAGAACTATTGGAGCAGAACTTGTTACGGCTAAATACAATGAATTAGATACAGGTATACCTAAATTAATAAAAGCATTTGGTTCAGCAACTACTGGGTATGGGCCTAGGCCTAGTAAATCAATGTTTTTTATAGTAGATAATACAGTAAGAGAAAAAACACCAAGTCTAATTAGAAAGGTGTTAGGTGAGATTACTAAATGGGCTAAAAAATTGCCAAAGAATAGGGCAGCACAACTATGGATGAAGAATAACTAATGCAAGGATTTAAAGAACAAGTAAATGAAACAACTGGCATGCGCTTAGTCGATCTTCTTCCGAAGAAGGTTAAGCGTCTGATATACAGAGTTGCACATCAAGACAAATATAAAGGTGCTTTGCTTATGATAAAGCATTTAAGACAAGATCCTGATGTAATCTCAAGAGGCTTAACTAAACACCAGATTCAAAATATTGCTGCTGACCATTTTAAATTAGATCATAGAGAGTTTGCAAAGATACTCAATCGTCAAACAAGATACGAAGAAGCTCCTCCAGGAATGGCAGACACCGTCAAGAAATTTAAAGCTGATGGTATGGATGACGAGACGGCATTCGCACTTGCTTGGTCTATATATAATAAGAAAGAGGATGAGGTAGTACAATTATCAGAGGCAACAACTAAAGCCTCTACGTATTTTGAGTGGGCTCTTATTGCTATGATTAATGATAAGTCAAAAGACGAAGGCGACTTTATTCGTAATATGAAAAGAGATAAAGGTTATACCGCTTGGCTTAAAGCTACAGATAAAAAATGGAATCAAAATCAATCAGATCATTATGAATTCTCTAAAAAATTAAAGAGTATTACAAGATCAAAGACCGCCGAATCAGCTGGTCAATCTTCTCCATCGACTTCAGCTATGTGGAAAGACGTTACTGGTAAAAGCAAAGATACTTCTAAAGCTGATATTAATATAGGTTCACACAAAGTAAGTGTTAAAGGTACACAAGCCCGGTTAATGTCTGGTGTTAAAGAGGAAAGTCTTGCTACACTATATGCAGCATTTGATACTATAGGCGTGGATAATCTCGGCCAAAACTTAGAAAAAATAGTAAATGAATTTGTGTCAAAGGTTAGAACGGTTGGTGATGAAATGACTTCGACAGCTATCAAAGAAAAAGATCCTAAAACATTATCTGCAGAAAATAAAGCAGCATTTAAACAATTAGAAACACAAGTTCAAGTTAAAGCTAAAGCTGAAACTGCATTTAAAAAAGCATTTGCTAATAGGGAATTCGCTGATGCATTTGCTTGGGAAGCTATGAGTGGTGAAAAGAAATTTGGTAATGGTGAAGGTACAGCTGATGCAATGCTGGTCTGGCCATATGATCTAAGAAATATTGCATGGTATCCTGCCTTAAGTCTTAATCATAAGTATGTTAAAAAGGTTTCAGGTCAAATGAAGTTCTCAGCTAATGTTAAATCAGCAAGCTATAAAAAGAAAAATAAGAAATATGGTTATGCTATATCACAAGTTGTTGACTTAGCTTTTAAAACTGCTGATTCTGAATTTGATATTGCTAAGAATGAGAGTATAGAACAAAGATTAGATCTAGAGACTATGTTACAAGAAGGTAAAATTGATGAAGCAAAGTTATTAGATAAGCTTAAAGGTATTTGGGAAAGATTAAGGAATGCAATAGCAACAGCATGGGCTAAGTTAATGAATGCAATCACTAATCTTGCCCAACAAATAAGAGATGCAATTGATGGTGGTTTAGATACTTTACTAGATGCATTTGAATTAGAACCAGTTATCAAATTTAATAACAATATAAAACTATGAATCTAAAGAAACACATAGCAGAAGCTAAGAATACTCACATGACTCACATTGAGGACATGGTGATTGACGGTGGTGTACAAGGAGCACGGTCAGCTATCTTCGCATTACGTGATTTAAGAGACATGTTAGCTGGTCATTCGAATGACACTAAGCAAGTCACGGTCAAATGGGATGGTGCACCAGCTGTATTTGCTGGTATCGACCCGAGTGATGGTAAGTTCTTTGTTGCAAAGAAAGGAATATTCAATAAGAATCCTATGGTATATAAGAGCGTTAAAGAAGTTAAAGCCGATACCTCTGGAGATTTAGCAGCAAAACTCACAATAGCATTTCAAGAATTAAGTAAACTTGGTATTAAACAAGGAGTCTACCAAGGTGATATTATGTTCACTAAAAAAGACTTAAAGAAACAAACAATTGACGGGAGGAAGTATGTAACCTTTCACCCGAACACTATAGTATATGCAGTACCCGTTGAAGCAGCAAAAGATATTATGAGAGCAAAGATTGGCGTAGTGTGGCATACTTATTACTCAGGCGCAACCTTTGAAAAAATGAATGCATCCTTTGGTGTAACCATTGGATCATTTAAAACAGTCCGAACGGTATGGCAAAAATCAGCCAACCTACCAGACATATCTGGTTTAGCCACACTAACTAAAAGGGACACAGATGAAATTACGAAACATATATCAAACGCAGGAAAGCTCTTTCAAAAGATCTCTGCCAATACGCTTACTGACGTATCTACAAATACGGATATTAATTTACTTATTAATACCTTTAGAAACACGAAAGTTAGATCGCAAGATGAAGTTACTAACTCAGCAAGATACGTACAAGAGCTCATCAGCTGGATCGAAGATCGATATAACAACGAAATCGAAAGGCTTAAGAGCGATGCTGGCAAGGATAGGAAGGAAGAAGCAAAGCTTGCAGCACTAGAATTCTTCTCAGATGAGAACAGAGATGGGCTTATAATGATGTTAGATATGCAAAACGAGCTAGTAATGGCTAAGAAAATGCTATTAAAGCATCTTGACAGCATGGATAGTATAAATACTTTTATAAAGACTAAAGACGGTTTTAAAGTAACAGGCGCTGAAG